TTGCACAAGCACCTGCTAAGAAAGAAGAACCAAAAGCTGCCGCTCCAGCCGCAACAGCAAGTGCTCCAGCACCAGCCAAGGCCGAAGTTAAGAAGGACGAAAAGAAGCCTGCAAAAAGTGACAGTGCTAAGAAAGACGCACCTAAAGCAGACGCAAAAGCCGCTACTCCAGCAAAGTAAATTTGACCTAGAAGACAGTGACCTCATAATAGACGATGAGGTCACTTTTGGTCGTAATCGACGAAGTGTAGAGTTTGGTAAGTTAGTTGAAGATGATGAACTATCAGACTATGTGAAGTTTAGATTATGGCTAGCTAGACAACGAGCAATGGCAAAGTACTTAGAAGTTTGGGATGTTACCCCCAAACTTCTAGAATAAATATTAGTTTAGGAGTTCGGTATGAAAAAGTTTATGTTAGCTCTAATGTTGATGATTTGTGTTCCTGCTATGGCACAGCATCATGGGCACGGCCACAGAAATCATCACTGGCACGGCAATGCCAACAACTGGGTAGCTCCTGCTATCATGGGCGGCGTTTTTACTTATATACTAACACGCCCAACTCCTCAACCTGTTGTAATAGAACAACAGCCTGTCTTTCTACAACAACAAACTGTATGTAGTTCTTGGAAAGAAGTTCAACAATACGACGGTACTATTCTTCGTGAACGTACCTGCTATCAACGATAAATAGTTATATAGGAGATAAACATGAAGAATATCATTTTTGTTGCGGGTTTAGCATTGTTTCTTGCGATTCCTGTACAAGCCAAAGAAGAAACTAAAAACGTTACAACTAACGGTAAAACTGTAGAAGTACGAGTACCAAAATCAGCAAAGATTGACTGTAAAGACAAAGCCAATGCTGAAAAGACCGAGTGCAAAAAGCCCGCCAAAGTTATGCCAAAGGTTGAAAAGCCAGCGGAAACTGCACCAGCAGATGCCAAGAAGAAATAAGTAATAACACGGCCTACCTCACTTTGGCATAGCCAAACAGGTAGGTTTTCTTTTGGCGAAAAAGTCGTTGACAAGTTAGGTCAATGATTGTATAATATACATATTGTTAAGCACACAGGAGCGAAAAATGGCTACAAAAGAAACAGTTAAAAAGACCCGAGTAACCAAACAGCAAGTTATTGCTCATCGTACCCGTGCAGTTAAAGATCATAGCCCAGTTTGGGATGGTTGCGAAACTTGGGACGCAGACACCTTCCATCGTCATTTTAAACGCTCTATGGATTACTACCGTTTAGAGTCTGATATTAAAACTTACAAGCCTGCTGTTGTCAAATGGATGGAGTCAGTTGGATGTACTCGAGCAGACATTACAGCATTCAAAAAAGTTAAAGATGCTCGTGTTGGTACTACAATGGGTGCGGTTGCCTGCTGTCTGAATCGCGGTATGACTCCACTACGTGCTGATTTTAACAACGGCCGTGATACAGCCGCTTGGTTGCGAGCAGAGATTGTTAAAGTTATTGCCGAGGGTAAAAACGATATCGATCCAGAAGCACTTGCCGCAGAAAAAGAAGCCGCAAAGAAAGATGTTTACACTCCTAGCATTCAAGAACGTCTGCGTGAAGTTGCATTGGGTATGACTGAAGAACTTGAAACTGCATACGAGTCATTCCAAGCCGATCCAGAAAACTTTGATCCAAAAGCATTTAAAGTACTTAATCTACTAAAAGGTCGACAGGCAAAAGCCGCTCATGCTCGCATTATCAAAGACTTTTACTCTAGAGATTTAGCGGAGTTGGAAGAACTAGCAAGCGGCACTAAAGATGTACAGTTGATAGAAGGTTACAGTCATCGTACTAAAAAACAAATCAAATCATTCATTGCGTTTTTAACTGAGATTAAGAATGCCTGCGACATGTTGGCACAAGAAGCCAAAGTTAACAAAAAGCCACGTGCTAAGAAAGCTGTACCTGCTGAAAAGATTATTGGAAAACTCAAGTACATGAAGACTAACGAGCCGTTAAAACTTGTTAGTATCAATCCTGTTGACATTATCGGAGCAGGCGAACTATGGGTTTACAATACAAAAAGTCGTAAACTTGGCAAGTACGTAGCAGCCGAGTTTAATACACTTGGTGTTAAAGGTACTAGCATTACAGGCTTTGACGAAAACAAGAGTATTTGCAAAACATTGCGTAAGCCGGAAGAAAAACTCAAAGAGTTTAAAGCCTCTGGTAAGATTGCACTGCGTAAATTCTTAGACGATATTAATGCGACCGACACTAAAATGACCGGTCGACTTAATGAAGAAATTATTTTGCTCAAGGTAGCTTGAGATAAGTACTTACAGCGGACTTTAACGTCATTCATCCCGCTATATAAACTCTGCATGTCGTCAAACTTGCTACCTTAATAAAGGAGACTAGAGATGGCAAATCTTCAACCCGTACAATATAAGTACACAAGCACAAAAGAATATCACGACTCATTCCCATGCGCCTACAGGCAATGGCGAGCTGATAGTCACTGTAATCTAATTCACGGTTACAGTTTTAACATGAAGTTCTACTTCGGCACTAACAACTTAGACGCTCGTAACTGGGCTGCTGACTACGGTGGCTTAAAGGAACTCAAAGGTATTTTAGAAAGTCAGTTTGATCATACACTGCTAGTAGCAGAAGATGATCCCGAGTTGGCGTTTTACAAAGAAATGGAACGCCGCAAGCTAGCCAAGCTGACTATACTGCCCAAACTCGGGTGCGAAGGTTTAGCAGATCAACTGTACAAATATGTCAACGGTGTTTACATTCCCGACATGTGGGGTGATGGCGAGAGCAAACGTCTTTGGTGCTATCGTGTAGAAGTACGCGAAACACAGAGCAATATGGCATATCGTGAAGGTCATCGTGAATGGAATGAAGACTTGTTTGCATGAACACTGTAGAACGAGTATGGGCCCGGGCAACCGGGCACCTTATGGGAAACACCGACGACGATCGTCCAGATGTTCCTATCCTCACACTAAAAGAAGCCCGTTGGGCTTTGTTCTTTAAAACATTCTGGGTACTAATACATATCATTACCTGCTGTTTTATCATTGCCAATACTATTCGACATTGGTAATCAACTAGTTGACCTTAAATGGACATAGTGTTATAATATACTATGTCTATTTTTATTGATTGCGTATATGACTAAGAAAATCGGCTTTGCCTGTAAGTGGATCGATCATCCCGATCAAGTTCACGGCATTAAACCCAAAGATGATGCTAAAAAATATAATACAGGCAGTACAACTGTTGCCTGGTTAAATAGACAGACACAAGACGTTGCGGTAGAAAAACTTCATGACCTAATGACGGGTAATATTGAGAGTATTCGCAAACTTGTTGAAAAGGTGGGAACACTTGATGAAAATCTTAGAATGGTACGACTTGGCAGCGATATCTTGCCTGTGTATACTCAGCAGGATTGGAGCTGGTTTTGGCGGCTTCCCGCTACCAGACAATATTGCGAAGGAGCATTTAGAGCTGTGGGAGATTTGGCTCGCGAGAGGGGTGTTAGGCTTAGTATGCATCCCGGTCAGTTTACTGTGCTGGCAAGTGAGTCAGATGATATTGTAAACCGTAGTATTGAGGAGTTTGAATATCATGTCGATATGGTTCGCTGGATGGGATACGGTAAGTCGTTCCAGGACTTTAAAGTCAACGTACACATCTCGGGTCGAAAAGGTCCCCAAGGCATTAAAGATGTACTCGGACGACTTACCCCCGAAGCAAGAAATGTTATCACAATCGAAAACGACGAAAATGCGTGGGGAATCGAAGACAGTCTTGAATTACAAAAGCACTGTGCCCTCGTGCTTGATATACACCATCACTGGGTACGTACAGGAGACTACATTCAGCCCTCCGACGATAGAGTTTCGCGTGTAATCGACAGTTGGCGTGGAGTGCGACCTACTATGCACTATTCTGTCAGTCGAGAAGAATGGTTACCGGATCACTCTACTAATACTCTGCCCGATTATACACAGTTACTCGAAGCTGGTCACAAAAAGCAAAAGCTCAGAGCACACTCAAACTTCTACTGGAATACAGCAGTAAATGAATGGGCGCTGAGCTTTTTAGGCACACACGATATTATGTGTGAGAGCAAAGGCAAGAACATTGCTAGCTTTAGCCTGCATGAGCAAGCTAAAAGATTAAGTCTTCTTTGATCTAGGTGTCTTAGCTTTAGCGGCCGTCTTAATCGGGGCCGCTTTTTTTACGGCTGTCTTTTTAACTTCTGCTGTAGAAACTTCAACTTTACCGGCACCCTCTGCAATCAATACTGTAACAGGCGATTCAACTACTGCAACTTCAACTACAGGTGGTGTTTCTACTTTATACGGTGCTTCTGCAACAACTGGTTTACCGAAGAAAATTTCTTTAATTTTATTGAACATTTAAATGTCCTCCTTAGTGAAGTATTTATAACTGGCTGATGTCATCTAGGCTACTTGCTGGCCTATCCCAAATGGTCCTGCGCTCAGCACCTTTCTTCTGAGCAAATCGTTTGCTGTCGCAATGACTGCAACAATGAAAATAGTTATTACTAAGGCGTTTTGGACTTATACTACCCCGGTCTCTTTGAAATATTTCTTTGCAGTTATCACATCTAAAAACTATCATAGTTTTGGTTCGTATGTGTTCGTGTTCAACGCCCAGTTTACTAAGCCTAGTAAATTTTGTTTTGATATATTCTTTTCCAAGGTACATCTTGTATTTACATTAAGGTTACAAAAACATATGCTAAATATAAAAAAGGAATATAAATGATCAATCTTACCGACTCGTGTGTTACAAAGATCCAAGATCTTTTTGCTGAAGAGAATAATCCAAACTTAAAACTACGTGTATTTGTTCAAGGTGGAGGATGCTCGGGTATGAGTTATGGTTTTACCTTTGACGAAACAGCAAACGATGACGATTTTGTCATTGAAAAAGAAAATATTAAAGTATTAGTGGATGCTATGAGTATGAACTACTTGTCAGCAGCAACTATAGATTATAAAGATGATTTAATGGGTTCTAGTTTTACTATTGTAAACCCTAATGCAGAAACTAGCTGCGGCTGCGGAAGTAGTTTTTCAGTAGCAGATAGCTTTCATGACGATCTCGGAGTAGAATAATGGCAAGACAAAATGTCGATATAGGTGTACAAGGTAATGACGGTACTGGTGACAGTATACGTGAATCGTTCCGTAAAGTTAACGAAAACTTTATTCAGTTGTTTGCCGTGTTCGGCGACGGCGATACTATCAGTTTTAAAGATCTAGACGACACACCTGAGAACTTTCCCAACGGTATTCCTAGGGATGAAACTGGACCAGGCGGAGAAGCAAGTGACGCTGACAAAGTTGTTATTTCAAATGCAGACGCTAATGCACTAGTGGCAAAAAGTCTGGTAGGCGGCGAAGGTATTGAGATCGATCATACAGACGAAAACGAAATACGTATTATCAGCACAGGCGGAAAAGTTGGTACTGACATCAAACCACAACTAGGTGGACATTTAAATGCACAAAACTTTTCTATTGGTAACTTAGCAAATCCCAGCGACGAAGTTGCAGCACTGTTTAATGATCTACACGACACTGATATTACTGCTGACAACCTAGCTATTACCCAAGGTTATGCTGATCAACGCTATTTGCAGGCCAGCGGCGGCCCGGGATCGGGCAGTCAGATCCGTGTAAGAGACGAGCCAGACGATGCATCAGAATACACCATTCTAATAGACCTATGGTCAAGCGGTTATGCAGTTATTGAAAATCACGGTTTTAACACCGGTTCAAATGGTATTGCTTACAAGTACTTTATAACTGGCAGCACTCCTGCTACAGGATTGACTGAAGGCGACACATACTATTTGCGATATGTTGATAAAAATAGATTAAGTTTACACGAAACACCTGAAGATGCCAAAGCTGGTATTGCTAGAATTATTGTAAACGACCCAGAAGTTCCGAGTGGTTCGAGGGGCGTTGAAACCATTGTTGATGCAAACTACGACGATACGTTAGAAGGCGACTGGGTCAGCAATGAAGCAATGCCGCGTAAGAGTGTAGTTCGTAGACAGGGTGATCGCATGGACGGTCCACTGTTTTTGCAAGATCACCCGGGCAGTCTTGCAGGTCAAGGTAGTCCAAACGGATCAGATGATCTACAGGCTGCTACAAAGTTCTACGTTGACAACTCTAGCTTTGCGTCTCAAGCAAACTTGTTTGTCGCCAATAGTGGCGATGATGAGCAGACAAACACTCCTCCTGGCAAAGAAGGTCGTGCATTTGCCTATGCTTATTCCACAGTCAATGCTGCCTGTGCCAAAGCAGAAGAGATTATTGATGCATCGTTAAAAGAGCCGGGCCCATATAGACAAGTATTGACCTATGGCAACAACAATAACATTGCCTATTTAGAAACAGCCACAACTTCAACAGCATCAAGAAGAAACTTAAATGTATGGACTAACGGTGGCGGTGTTGATCAAAGTAGAGATATCAATAACAGAGATCTACGCGAAGGCAGTATTATCAAAGGTCTACAAAGCGGAGCAACCGGTAAAGTTATTCGTTACACACCTCCGTCAAGTTTAACAGACGGATACTTAGTTGAACTGCTACACGACATTACAGACATTACATATTTTCAAACAGATTTTAAATACACTCACGACAACCTATTAAGTAACAGAACGTTTATTCAAACTGAAGTTGTTGAGTTTGTCAAAGCAAAATATCCCAGTTTAGTCTTTAACGAAACAAAGTGTTTTAGAGACGCAGGTCTTATTGTAGACGCCGTGGCATTTGATATCAAATATGGCGGCAATACTAAAACTATTAGAGCCGGCCGCGCATATTGGAACGGTGTAACTTCTGTACTGCCTACAGATCAACTGCTTCCTACAGTGGATGCTATGGAGTATCTAAGAGAGTTAGCAACTGAGATCATCGACAACAATCTTATCACTGCTCCTGCAGCCGGAGATATAGACGGTCCTGGACGTTTTGGTAAACGATCAACATTAACACAATACACCGCCGGCGAACTAGCCGAAGACGGTGCGTTAACTATGCTGGATAGATTTGTTGATGTTATTATTAACATTACACAACACGGCGAATCAGGTAACGGTACGTTTTTAGAGTTCTTACCAGGCGAGCAACTAGAGTTTGGACAGTTAGTTCCAGAAACTCAAATCACAGTGCGTGTCGAAAGCGGTATCTACTACGAGCAACTGCCTATTAGAGTTCCGGCAAACGTGTCTATTAAAGGTGACGAGTTTAGACGTAGTATTATTAGACCAGCACCGGGTGTTAGTACTAGTAAATGGGCCAATCTCTTCTTTTATAGAGACAGCACATTCGACGGTATTACTAGAACCTATATATCAAATGCATTGGCAGCAACCAGTGCTTATAATGCTGTAGATGATCAGTGGGAAGTTACATTGTCAACCGGTACCGTTGCCGGATTACAAGTTGGCATGTACTTGTTTATCACAGGCGGTACTGGTACTTTTACTCCTGCATCAAGGGTCACTAGAATATTATCAACTACCAAGTTTGCTATTTCTGAAGAGCCCATTACTACATTAGCTGGCGCAACTGTCCGAGGATTAAACGGCGAAGGTCTTGCCCCAACAGGTCAAAACTTTGGATACCATTATCTAACAGACCCATCGGGTATTTCGGGAACGTTCTCAACAACTCCTGCTGCTGGATCAACTGTTGCAGCTGGATTGTTAAACTCTAATAGAGCTTTAATACAAGACGAAGTTATTAGATACATCAATGCCAAATATCCAACGCTGGTGTACAATCAAACACTGTGCTCAAGAGATGTGGGCTACATTGTTGATGCATTGGTATATGACATAACCAACGGCGGCGTATCTAGAAGTTTAGCTGCTGGTCAATCATATAGATCTAATGCCAGTGCATTGGTTGCTATCACAGAACAGCTAACTGAAACATTAGATGGTATTGGTTACATTGATGCATTAGCTCAACGCATCTTAGATAATATTACCATTACGGCTCCCGCAACTCCAACAGGCTTTGGCAAACGCGGCACTATAGCTCAAGCATCAGGCGGTGCTGCTGAGGCAGGATCTGACACCAGTGTACAAGATTTAGTTAACGGTGTTAAGAATGTTATCATCGGTACTAACAATCCACCTAAAGCTAACAAGGACATGGATGTATTCTTGTTGAACGACGGAACTATTCTACGTAACATTACAGCACAGGGTCACGGTGGATTCATGTGCGTATTAGACCCAGAAGGCCAAATACAAACCAAGAGTCCATATTTCCAAACTGCTACATGTTTAAGTGGTAGCATAAACAAAAAGAGTTTCCGTGGCGGTATGTTAATCGACGGATTCAGCGGTAACTTACCTGCAAGAATCATTAGTAAAAATAGTGCAACTGAGATTGTAGTTGACGGCTTAACCGTTAGAGCTCCGGGAGTTCCAAACAGTTTTTACATCACCGGCGCACGTTATCAACTGAACTCAGTTGAAGATTATAATCGGTCAACTGGTACTGCTACACTAACTTTAGATGCCAGTACTCCATACGATGATGCTGTAACTGTTCCATTAGATATTATTATTGAAACACCGGGTAACCGTTCAATGCTGGCCAATGACTTTACACAAGTCAACGATCTAGGTTACGGCATTGTTGCAACTAACAATGGTATTAGTGAAGCTGTTTCAGTCTTTACATATTATAACCAAGTGTCATATTATGCCAACACTGGTGG